ATCACGGCGCAGGCCATCGCGGACTACATCGGCATCTCGAAGCCGTCGCTCTACGATCTCGTACGGGAAGGCCTGCCCGTTGCCATCATCGGCCGGCGCATGGTCGCCCACGCCCAGAACATCGAGGAGTTCATGCAGAGACGGACACGCGGGAAGCTGACCGAGGTGCCCCCGGATGCGGAATAAAAAAACCTGTCAAGAAAATTTTGAGTAAAAGTTGATAGTGTTTTCGGTAAAAGTAAACCGTGTTTTCGGTAAAAATAGAAAAACCCGCCCCTCCAGAAAAAAATCCCGTGCTAAGGTTTGCCCGTCTCAGTCATCTACCTCTCTCCGGGGCGGGCACGGCCGAAAATGCCGTGCCCCGCTCCCAAACGAGGGCGCATGCCGCAGGAGCCGTCCGTCATATACAGGGGAGTGACGCTGGGCTGGAAACGAGCCGCGGCGGAAACGACGTACATCGACGCCGGCGGCAACACGGTCGAGTGCCCCGCCTCCGAATGGACCCTCAAGTACAAGTTTGCCGGTCCCGCCGGGGCCTTTGAAATCACGGCCGTCGCAGACGGCGCCGATTATTCGGCATCGGCGACGGCCGCCGCGACGGCGCTCTATCCCGTCGGCGAGTATGCCTGGGTCGCCGTCGTCGAGAAGGGATCCGGCGAATCGCTTCAGCGGCGCATCGTCGATACCGGGACCAGCGAGGTCAAGGAAGGACCGGCCGAATACATCGCGGGGCTGGACAAACGCAGTCACGCCAAGAAGGTTCTCGACGCGATCGAGGCCGTGATCCTGGGGCGCGCCACGAACGACCAGCTCGCGTACACGATCAATGGGCGCTCCCTGCAGAAGACGCCGCTGCCGGACCTGCTCAGGCTCCGCTCCCAATACCAGGCCGAATATCAGCGTGAACTCCGCGCCGAGCGGATCCGCAAGGGGCTCGACGGCGGCGGCAATGTCTATGTGAGGTTCTGATGCTGGAAAAAATCCTGCGGAGGCTGGGCTATCAGAGGATCGCGAAGCGCAGCATGACGGGGTTCGCCGCCGCCCGCACCGACCGCCTCGTGTCGTCCTGGAATCCGGTGAACCTGTCCATGGACGCTGTCCTGCGCACCCAGCTCCCCAGGATCCGCGCCCGGTCACGCGATTTGTCGATCAACAATCCCTACGTGAAGAAGTTCATCGGCATGGTGGCCGTCAACGTCCTGGGCCCCGGGGGCATCTCGTTCCAGAGCAAGCTGAAATTCAAAAACGGCTCCCTCGACGAGAGGTCCAATATCGCCATCGAGACGGCCTGGAAGGAATGGGGCCGCCGCCGCCATTCGCCGGACGTCACCGGGAAACTCTCCTGGGTCCGCCTTCAGGACCTCTGCCTGCGGACGGTGGCGCGGGACGGCGAAATCTTCATCCGCCAGGTGCGAAACTTCGAAAACGCGCACAGGTATTCCCTCCAGCTCATCGAGGCCGACAGCGTCGATGAATCCTTCAACGCGGATCTCGGGCAAGGATACAGGATCATCATGGGGATCGAGATCGACCCGTGGGGCCGGCCGGTGGCATATCACGTGGCCCGGAGGGCCGCAAACGACTATTCCGACCCCGTGTCGTATCGGCAGCGCGAGCGGATCCCGGCGGAGGACATGATCCACCTGTTCGTCCCGTTCCGGGTCAACCAGCGCCGGGGCGTGCCCTGGGCCTTCGCGGTCATGGCGAAGACGAACGTGCTCGACGGGTACGAGGAGGCGGAGCTGGTCGCCGCCCGCGTAGCCGCCGCGAAGATGGGCTGCATCGAGACGGCGGAGGGAATCTACGTGGCCGATGACCAGGACGGGGCCGGGAAGCAATATATCGAGGCCGAGCCGGGGACATTCCCGATCATGCCGCCCGGGACGAAGATGAACATGTTCGACCCGCAGCACCCGACGACGGCATACCGGGATTTCGTCAAGCAGGTGCTCCGGGCGATCGCCTGCGGGCTCGAGGTGTCCTACAACAGCCTCGGGGCCGATCTCGAGAGCGTCAACTACAGCTCCGTCCGGTCCGGCACCCTCGAGGAACGCGACGGGTGGAAGGCGATCCAGGCATGGCTGATCGAGGACCTCTGCGAGCAGGTCTTCGAGGGCTGGCTCCGGATGCAGGTCCTGGCGCGCACGCTCGATTTCGAGCCGGCAGACATCGACCGGATCTGCGGCGCGGCCGTCTGGCGCGGCCGGTCCTGGTCCTGGGTGGATCCCCTCAAGGACGGCAAGGCGAACACGGAATCGCTCGCATCCGGCATGGCCACGCGGACGGATCTCCTGGCGGAGCAGGGGAAGGATTTCGAGGAGCACATCGACCAGCTCGTCTACGAGCAGGAATACATGCGCCGCAAGGGACTGACGCCGGACGCCGCGGCGAAGACGGATTCGGGCCAAAGCGACGGGGACGAGGCTGACGGCGGGGAAGGAAAGAACAAGAACGGCGGCAACGGCCGCTGGAAGGAGACGCAGCATGGATCCGAAACTCAGGCAGCTCATTGACGAGATCAACGGGGGCAAGACGGGCGGCCGCCTGTCCCGCCATGTCGACATGGAGTGCCGGGCCGCCGAAGGGAGGGAGGGCATCTACGAGCTGTCCTTCTCGAGCGAGACGCCGGTCGAGCGCTGGTGGGGGATCGAGATCCTGGACCACAGCCGAGGCTCCGTGCGGTTGGACCGGCTCAATTCCGCCGGCAGCCTTTTGTTCAACCACAACCGCGACCTGCTGATCGGCGCGATTGAGAGCGCCCGCATCGACGAGAGGGCGCGGCGCGGCCGTGCGGAAGTGCGGTTCTCCCCGTCGGCCGTCGGCCAGGAGAAGCGGGCGGAGGTCGACGCCGGCGTGCTGCGGACGACATCCGTGTCCTACCTCATCCACGCCATGGTCCTCGAGAAGGAAGAGGACGGCGTGCAGACCTATCGCGTCACCGACTGGGAGCCCCTCGAGGTCTCCCTCGTCACGATCCCGGCCGACCCCGGCGTGGGTGTCGGCCGTTCGCGGCAGATCCCCGCCGGCCAGGGCGTCGGCGTGAAAACCAATCCTGACAAGGAGGAAACGAAGATGGACGAGAAAGAGATTCAGAAGCGAATCGACGACGCCCGCAGGCAGGGCGGCGAAGAGGAGTCCAGCCGGGTCAAGGCGATCCTGGGGCTGGTGAAAGACGGAGAAAACCAGCGATTCGCCGACGTGGCCCTGCGCTACGTGGAAGCCGGCGCGAGTCCCGACGACTTCAAGCGGGCCCTCGAGGAGCTCAAGCGGCTCGACCCGAAGCCGGTCATCGACACGGATCCGGCCATCGGCATGTCGAACCGCGACATCCGGCAGTTCTCGATCGTGCGGGCGATCCGCGCCATGGCCGAAGGCAACCGCGGCCTGGCCGCCTTCGAGTTCGAGTGCTCGGAGGCCGTGGCCAAGCGGCTGCACAAGTCTCCCCAGGGATTCTTCGTCCCCTACGACGTCCTCACGGGAAGGCGCGACCTGGTGAAAGGCACCCCCACGGCCGGAGGCCATCTCGTGGCGACGGAACTCCTGGCGGCCTCCTTCATCGAGCTGCTACGGAACAAGATGCTTCTCCGCCGTCTCGGGGCCCAGGTCCTGGGCGGCCTCGTGGGCGACATCGCCATCCCGAAGCAGACGGGCGGCGCGACCGCCTACTGGGTCGGCGAGAACGCCAACGTGACCGAAAGCCAGCAGACCTTCGGGCAGGTCGCCCTGTCGCCCCGGACGGTCGGCACCTACACGGACATCTCCCGGAAGCTCCTCATCCAGTCATCGCTCGATGTCGAGGCCTTCGTCCGCAACGACCTGGCCACCGTGCTGGCCCTGGCGATCGACTACGCCGGGATCAACGGCCTGGGGCAAGGCTCCAGCCAGCCGCTGGGCATCCTGCAGACGTCCGGCATCGGGGCCGTCGCCATCGGCACAGACGGAGGCGCCCCGACCTGGTCGCATATCGTCGACCTCGAGACCGAGGTGTCCATCGACAACGCGGACGTGGGCAACCTGGCCTATCTCACCAACGCAAAGGTCCGCGGCAAGCTCAAGAAAACCTTCACGAACACCACCTACGGCGAGATCCCCGTGTGGGGGAAGGGAGAGGAGCCCGGATTCGGCGAGCTCAACGGCTACCGGGCCGGCGTCTCCAACCAGGTCCCGAGCAACCTGACCAAGAACGCGGGGTCGAACCTCTCGGCCATCATCTTCGGAAACTTCTCCGACTACATCATCGGCGAGTGGGGCGCCATCGACATCCTGATCGATCCCTACACGGGAGGCGCCGCCGGGACGGTCCGCGTCCGGGTGCTCCAGGACGTCGACGGGGCCTGCCGCAGGGCCGAGTCCTTCGCGGCCATCAAAGACGCATCGACCACCTGATAACCACTGATATCCCGGGGCGGCCTTTCCGTCGCCGCCCCGGGAGAATCGACAAAGGAGCAATCCCATGAAGATCATGGTGTTGAGAAACGTCTTCATCGGCGGCAAGTTCTTTGCCGAAGGGGAACGTCCGGACGTTGCGGAAAAGGACGCCAAAACCCTCATCGCGATGAAGAAGGCCCGGGCCCTGACGGCCGGGGACGCCGAGGCGATCGAGAAGGCCCTCCGGGAGGATTCCGAGAAGGCCCTCACGGGGAAGCCGGCCGATGCGCCGGAGGACAAGGGAGGAAAGAGAAAATGATCGGCGACATCCAGAACTACGACGTCAAGCAGGTCCTGCCCCTCGCGGTGCGCAGCGCTACCTACACGGGGCCGGTTTTCGACATGTCCCACTATCTCGGGCACGCGAAGGCGATCCTCGCCGCGGAGGCCCAGGGATCCGGAATCACGCTCAATGTGAAATTCCAGGCATCGGACCCCGCGGCCCTGGGCGGCAACTACAACGAGTACAACGAGACGGGCGCTACGGACAAAGCCCTGAACAAGGTGACGAGCGGCAAGACGAAGATCGCCGTCCAGTTCACCCAGTCCGGCGCCCGCAGCATCAAGCGCGTCGCTCTCAGGCTCAAGAAGACCGACACGATCGCGTCGGACAAGCTCCTCACCCTGACCATCGAGACGGACAGCTCGGGGGCGCCGTCCAGCACCGCCCTGGGCACCGCCACGATCCTGGCCAACAGCGTCGGGGCCACCTACGACTGGTACGACTTCGTTTTCACGGCTCCTGTGGACGTGGCCAACTCCACCGTGTACCACCTGGTGCTCACCAGCAACTACACGGCGTCGGACACCAATTACATCAGCTGGCAGGGCCTCACCGTTGCCTCCGGGGGCAACGCCGAGGACTACACCCCGTGGACGGACATCACCACGCTGAACCTGCTGTACCGCATCTTCCAGTACAACTTTGCGGACATCCCCGGCGCGGCCTTCACGGAGGTCGGCAACGCGGCCGCCTTCGAGGCGATCCATTTCCCCGTGGCCGACGCGAAACGGATCGTCCGGGCCGTGGCCACCGTGGCCGGCGGGACGGCGACGGGCAACTCGTCGTGCGTCATGCTGGCCCACAAGCGGTTTGCCTAGTCGCCGTAGCCCCTCCCGGGCCGCAAAGGCCGGGAGGGGCCGTCAACCGGAAGAGGAGAGACCCATGAAAAAAGTCATCGCCTTTCTGTTTCTCGCGATCCTCGTCCCCGTTTCGGCCTGGCCGTCTCCCTTCGTGGCCAGCGATCCTTATCCTGCTTCTGGAGTGCAGCCTGACGGTTTCGCTGTATCTGTGGATGGCGGCGCTGTGGTGGAGTCTCCGGCACAGGCCGTGACGGGCGGCGTGCGCATGTACTTCGACATCGGGGGCCTCCCGGCGGGATCGCACACGATCACGGTGCGGGCCTACAAGAATTACCCGGAGCCGTGGACCCGAAAGGAGAGCGATCCCGTAAATTTTACGTTCACGGTTCCTGCAGCGCCGTCCGCACCGGCTGGTATTGGACTCATCAGGTGACCTGCACCTGGAAACTGAGGGCGAGGTGATCGTGGATATCGGGACGGCAATCGCGATCTGCGGGGTCTGCTTTTCGGTCGTCGCCATCGTGTTCAAGGTGGTTTCCCCGCGGCCGTGCACGAAGGAACACTGCCAGGACCACTCCGGAGTCGTCGAGGCCATCAAGGGCGTCAACTCGTGGCTGAGCAAGATCGACGGCAAGGTCGACAAGCTGCTCCGAAACGGCATGGGATTATGACGAAGAACGAAATGCAGCATGTTTTTCTCGGCAACGCGGCCCGCCTGATCCGGTGGATGCAGGAGCATTACGAGGGGTACTGGGTCGTCGGCGGCGATTTGTGGCGTGACCGCGAGGTGTACAGGCAAATCGGCAAGGGATCCGGCGTGAGCCTGCACTTCGAGCGGCTTGCCCTCGATATCCCCATGATCGACCGGGAGAAGAAGGCGCTGGTGGCGGACAGCGGGGTTTACCGGCCTGCCGGGGAGTACTGGAAGTCCCTGCACCCGCTGAACCGGTGGGGCGGCGACATCCCCGGGGACGGCAATCACTTCTCCATGTCCCCGGACGGGAGAATCTGAGGAGAGGACCATGAACGGCAGAGGGCTCACGACCATCGAGATCATGATCATCCTGGCGATCCTGGCGGGACTCGGCATCGGGGGCTGGATCGGGAGCCAGGACCAACCCGTTGTCATCAACCCGCCCGCACAGGCGGAGAAGGCGAAATGAAGGCCGAATTGAGACCCGGCGACTACTTCTGCGTGCGGACCGGTTCCTGGGTGTCGGGCGCCATCCTGGCGGCCCAGAAGCTCAAGGCGCTGGACCGCGAGAGCACGTACAACCACGCGGGCATCGTCGTCGCGAGCGACGGCACCACGTTCGAGTCGCTGCGCCGGATCGCCCACTACGACATCAACGCCTATACGGGCTGCCGGATCCTGGTCGCCCGTCACCGGGACATGACGATGCCGGCGTTCATGCGCGGCTACCACGCCGTCAAGAAGTGGGACGGTAAGGTCTATCCCTTCTGGCGGCTCGCGCTGCATGCCGTCGGGCTCGCAGGGTTCCTGCATGTCATCGAGATCCCGGTCTGCTCGGAGCTGGTGGTCGAGCACTGCCATCACGCCGGCCTCTGCGATTGCCCGGGATACGGATGGAACCCGGACAACCTGGCCGACAAGTTCCGGAACTACAAGTGCTATGACGTGCTGTACGAGGGGGAGTGGTGATGCAGGAAATCCTCGATAACATCAGGGATCTCAAGACAACGGGGCCCGCCGCGGTGGCGCTCGTCGCCACGATGGTGGCCCTGTTCCGGGACGCGGTGCAGGCGACGGTCGAGGCCATTTCGAGCCTCGGCTACACGCTGACGCCGGACAAGGAGATCTGGGTGTATGTCGCCCTGGCGGCCCTGTGCCTCGAACGGATCCTCTTCGGCCGCGCCCGCGGAAAGGAATGACCCCCCATGGCGACCTTCAGGGAACAGCTCGAGGCCGACCTGGCCGTGTTCCTCAATGCCGACGAGTTCGCCGTCGAGGCCGACCTGGGCGAGGGGGCGGATCCCCGGCATATTCCCGTCCTCGTCGACGAATCGCCGGCCCTGGCGGAAGGCCCGGCCGCGGCGGTGCGGACGGCGACACGGGAGGCGACCTGCCGGTCGGCGGACATCGGGGGCACGAAGGTGGGCGACACGCTGTTCATCGGCGAAACGCAATACCGGATCATCGACATGCAGCCGGACGGCGCCGGGCTGACGACGATGATCCTGACGACGATCGGGTGAGGCGGCATGAGCGTGCGGCAGCAGATCATCGACGCGGTGCGGGCCCGGCTAGGCACGATCCGGATCGCCAACGGCTACGCGACGGATATCGGGGCGAACGTCCTGGAATGGCAGACGACGCCCATCCCCGTCGATAGCCTGCCGGCCGTCTGCCTGAGGGACACGGAGACCGAGATCGAAGCCTGGACGATGCGCGAGCGCGACAACCGCGTCGCGCTGGTTATCGAGGCCATAGGCCAGGACATCCCGCCTGCCCTGGCGCGGTCCTATCTCGAGGACATCTACCGGGCGATCGGCGCCGACGAGACGTGGGGCGGCCTCGCCCTGCTGACGGAGCCCGCCGGGGACTCGATCGAGCTGATGATCAATGACGAGGGCGTCGGCCGCGCCACGGTGCGGATCACGATCGAATATCAGGCCGGGAAGTGGGAATTCTGAAGGATGCGATACGACACGGTCAACGAGAAGTCGACGAGCATCGTCACCCTCTCCTTCGCGGACGAGGCCGGCAATGCGGTGACCCCCACGTCCGGCACGTACCGGATCGACGACGTCGCCTCGGGGACGCAGATCAAGGGGGACACGGCATTCACGCCGGTCTCCAGCACGCACGAG